TTCTGTGCCGTATTCCATGTTGTCTAACGCTATTTCCAAGCGTTGCTCCATTTCGGTCATAACTTGATACAACTCATCCATTTAAATTCCCCTTAAATGACATAGCGAAGTTGCTATACCCCTGATTGTAAGCAAATTGATTGCCTTGTCAATACTTTTGCAAAAATAATTAGTTATGGTGTAAGATTCCTGAATGAAGCTAAAAATCACAGATTCGGCAATTATTGATCTGCTTGGGGGTACTACAAAAGTGGCTAAATTAGTAGGAGTTTCACCTCACGCTGTATCAATGTGGCGAAAAAACAACATTCCAGCAGCACATTTTGCAGTATTAGGGGCAACTCTTGAAAAAGAGTCGCATGGTTTAATCACACGCAAGGACTTGTTTCCGCAATCCTGGCACTTAATTTGGCCTGAGTTGCAAAAATAAAAACTTGTTGTAAGATATTATTTCTTTGATTGGCGGCTCTAACGACATCGTAGCGATCAAAGAGTTGTAGCGTTACTAGAGGGAAGATGCTGAAATAGCGCAATACAGGTGGCGAAGCTAGTGCCTGTGCATCGAACGACTGGCGGGTTCTGTGGCTCCGGATGAGCAGAATTGAAGGCGAACTTAGGTAGGCTAGGTTCGCTCACCAGACGGGCAAGGAAGGTATTATTAGACATTTAAGTGTTTTGTATAATAACTAGGGGGAACTATGAGTAGAGAAGAAATGTTGGTCGATATGCTTAAACAAGCCGATCTAGAAATCAAAGTGCTTCAAGAACGAGTTGCATTTTTGACTAACGAAGTCAAAGCGCATCGTGATTTGTTAAATGCACTTGGCCCAGTTGCTTTTAATGGACAGCATTGATGGAAGTGCTAATCAAAAAGATTAAAGAAAACAAAGACGGGTCAGCCGAAGTCCATGTGTATTATGACAAGGAAGGATTGCACTTTCTTGTTCAGCAAGGACTGACTGCCACTTTGGTAGAAGCTATAATGATGGAACGTAATGGGGAGATGTTTCATGTTTCAAGCGTTTTGGACTCTGTATCCAAGAAAAGTAGCAAAAAGAACAGCGCAGTCAAGTTGGAATCGGTTAAGCGAGTTAGAGCAAAAAAAAGCTCTTGATGCTTTGCAAAACCATTTAAAGTATTGGAAGCTCAAAGAAACATCAAAAGAGTTTATTCCTCATCCCGCTACCTGGCTAAATCAAGGGCGTTGGGAAGATGAAATTGATTTATCTGAAAGTGTTGTAAAAAAACCACAGTTGCCGTGGTTCTCATCTGATGAATTAACTTTGGCTAAAGCAAAAGAACTAGGAATAACGCCTTATGCAGGAGAATCTTTTGCCCAACTACGAACTAGAATTTCGGCACAAATCAGCCGTCAGGCAACTGTGTAAATGGCGTAAAGATTGGGGTTTGCCAAAGTTTAGAAAATATATTTCTGACAAGAAAATATCACCAGAATTACTGCATGACTTTGCAATACAATATCAATTAGGAAACCGAGGGGAGTGGGGAAAATGGATAACTTCAAATTAATAGATACTTTTGATCCTGCGCCTATTGCAGCAGAGCTAACCAAAAGTCAATTTTGGGATTGGTTAAACCTACGTAGAAACGATCCTACATTGCAACACACCAACGTCAAAGACATTGTGCTTCGGTTTCAGTCTGTAATGTACGACTCCACCTATCAAACCTTTTTTGAGAGTTTGAAGTGCGAAGATTATTTTTCCCAGCGTTACCATCCTAAGACAATGAATGTAGTCTATGACTTTTTCCCTATTCATCTTTTAGGGCGTGTGATGGTAGCCAATCTTAAACCTGGTGGATATATTGGTTATCACATAGATGAAGGGAACTACGCTAAAAAGCATGACCGATACCATTTTGTAGTAACAAGTAACGACCAAGTGTCATTTACTTCCGGTAACGAGTCATGCCACATGAAACCTGGTGAGATATGGTGGTTTAACAATCAAACCCTTCATTCCGTAGCCAACGAAGGTACAGAAGATCGTATTCATATTATTGTGGATGTTTGGAAATGAAAATATTAATTATGGGTTTACCCGGCTCTGGTAAAACGACTTTTGCTAAAAAACTTAAAGAACTTTTAGAAGTTAAAGGCCACATGAGCTATGAAAGAGCTATGATGTTGCCAATCAATACCAATCCTATAGTGACTTGGTTTAATGCAGATGATGTAAGAAAACGTTTTAATGATTGGGATTTTTCTAAAGAAGGGCGTATTCGTCAATCTATTCGCATGGCTGACTTTGCAATATCGGCTGGTGGTGATTATGTAATTTGTGATTTTGTAGCCCCTTTGCCTGAGATGCGTAATAACTTTAAAGCCGATTGGACTATATGGATGGACACTATAGACGAAGGGAGGTTTGAAGATACAAACCAGCTTTTTGTAAAGCCTGATGTTTATGATTTCAGAATCCCAAATTGGGATAATTCATGGGGAGAGTTTGTTGTCAACCATATTGTTAATAATTGCCGTAGGCCAACTTTTTCTTGGAAACAAGAAACTGTTCAAATGTTGGGCAGATGGCAACCCTGGCATAAGGGGCATCGTGCGTTGTTTGAAAGAGCTATTAAAAAAACAGGGCAAGTAGTCATTCAGATACGAGATTGTCAAGGATGGAATGACAGTAACCCATTTAGCTTAGAACAAGTCAAAGAAAACATTAAACGTGATCTTGACCCTCTATATCAAGGGCAATATTACATTCAAGTTGTGCCTAATATTGTCAATATCACCTATGGGCGTGATGTTGGATATAAGATCGAACAAGAAACTTTTGATGAATCTATCACCAGCGTTAGTGCTACTAAAATTAGAAAAGAGCTTGGTTTAAAATGACGGCAATGTTTTTACCTAAGCACAATTTAACTTTTGTGCATATTCCTAAAAATGCTGGCACATCCATCATTAAATGGTTTACCAAATACAAATCATTTTTTGATGCCGACCCTATTTTTATGGGCCACCACGAAAGTCTTCCTATGATTGCTAAAGTAATGCCTTGCATTACAACCTTTGCTGTAGTAAGAAACCCTTACGATAGATTGGTGAGCTTTTATACTTTTGCCAAAGATGGTCAAACGGAGTGGTGCGTAAAATTTAGGCAAGCCAATGGTTTAGAGGAGTTTCCTGACTTTGCCACATGGGTAGATCGGTTAGAAAGCTACGATACTTTGCATTGGTTTAAAACAACCACCAATCAATTTGAGTGGATACCTGATGGGGTAACTCATCTTTTGCGAACAGAGAGCTTAGATAACGATTTTAAGCCCATTCAAGACATTGTAGATTTTGGTGTTACTTTGGATGTTGATAACAAATCAGATCACGAGTTGTATAAAAACTTATACACAGATAAGGAAAAAAATAAAGTTGCCAAGTTGTTTGAAAAAGATTTAGACTTATACAAATACACTTTCTAGGGGGAAAGATGCTTGAAAAAACAATTATTGCTGCTACCGGCATGGGTTATCTAATGGTCGGTGTTTTGCAGTTACGCAAAGGCTCTATACCAAACGCTATGATTTGGTTGGGTTATTCTTTTGCACAAGTTGGTTTATGGATGGCCCTAAAATGAACAAAGAATATGATCCAAACGATGCGATTGATTTCATTTTTAAAACTGCGCCTGCGTATGCGAAAGCTAAGGGTGAGCTTGCGGAGCTTGAGGCATTTAAGTCAAGCCTTAAAGCTATTAAAATGTCTGAATCATCGGAGCAAAGTCTTGGGGCGCAAGAAAGAGAAGCGTATCGCTCAGAGGCTTACCAAGATTTATGCAAGGCCATTGGAGTGGCGACAGAAAACGCAGAAGCGTTAAAATGGAAACTTCAAGCAGCAGTTTTAAGAGTAGAAATTTGGCGTACAGAACAAGCCAGCAACCGATCAATAGAAAGATTAACGAGATGAACGATTATGCAGACATTATTCTTAAACTTAACTCATTCATCAGACATTATCACGAAGCGGTACTTAAAGGTAAATATTCACAAGCCTATTTAATTGCTTGTTCTATAACAGAATCAGCGCAAGAATTAGAAGATTGGACTAGCACGAAAAGTGTCCACTAAAGCTCAAAAAGCGCATTATGATCGCTTGGCGAGATTTGGCTGCATCCTCTGCTACAAACAAGGCAATGAAGGGACTGCAGCGGAGTTGCATCACATTAGACGAGCTGGTAAACGAGGTGATGCCCCTGTTATACCCTTGTGCCCCTACCACCATAGAGGAGCAAATACCAGTATTCACGGAATGGGTCGCAAACGCTTTGAGCGAGAGTACGCTACAACAGAAGAAGAATTGCTCGAATTGGTATTACAAAAAATTCGTTAGAGTTCCAAAGGATCAAAACCTAACTCGGTAGCAACTCGTTTTGCCCTGCGTTTAAATGTGGCATCGTGCTTTGTCCAC